GGATCTAATGGTACCATTGATCCAATTACAGGTGCGTTCCCAACAATTGAATCATTGTTGATTAGTGACTATACTGATTTAGATGTACCTGATGCTAGCCTGTATCCTGACGGCATGTTGTTGTTTAACACACGCCGCAGTGGTTACAATGTTAAGTCCTTCCAGACTGGCTATTTCAATGCAACTGATTTCTCAGTTGACAGTTATAGCAATGCACAATCATATGCCACAAACGATTTAGCATTATACGAAGGTATAATTTATATTGCTGTTGCTCCTGGTACAGGAAATCTTCCAACTAACCCAACATACTGGACAGAGTTGGTAACAAGTGCTTGGGTAACAGCTAGCGGTAACAAAAACGATGGTAGCCCATACATGGGACGCCTTGCACAACGACAAATTGTTGTGCAGTCATTGAAATCAGCAATTGACACCTCAGATGCGTTGAGAGAAGAACAAAACGTATTCAACTTGATTGCATGTCCTCAGTATCCTGAATTGATCATCAACATGTCAAGACTCAACAATGAACGCAACAATACTGCATTTATTGTTGGTGATACACCAATGAGATTGCAACCAAGTGGCACCGAAATTGTTAGTTGGTCCACTGACAACAGTGGTTTGGGATTTGACAGTGGTGATGGATTAACAACAAGCGATCCATATCTTGGTGTATTCTATCCAAGCTGTCAGACTACAGATCTAAGTGGAGCACAAGTTGTTCAACCTCCAAGTCACATGATGTTACGTACAATTGTTCGTAGCGACGAAGTCAGCTTCCCTTGGTTAGCACCAGCTGGTGTACGCCGAGGTGTAATTGACAACGCCGAGCGAATTGGTTACATCAATGCAACCACTGGCGAGTTTGAAACAATTGCTACTGGTCAAGGCTTGCGTGACGTCCTGTACACAAACAAGATTAACCCAATTACCTTTATTCCTGGCGTGGGTATTACCAATTATGGTAACAAGACTGAAAGTGCAATCACCAGCGCCTTGGATCGTATCAACGTTGCTCGATTGGTAGCTTACCTACGTGGTAGACTGTCTGAAATTGCCAAGACATTTGTGTTTGAGCCTAACGATCAAATCACACGTAATGAATTCACTAATGCTGTTGATGGTCTGATGTTAGACCTTGTGGCTAAACGCGGAATTTATGATTACTTGATTGTTTGTGATCTAACAAATAACACACCGGCACGTATTGACAGAAACGAGCTTTACATGGACATTGCTATTGAGCCAGTGAAAGCAGTTGAGTTTATTTACATCCCGGTTCGTATCAAGAACACTGGTGAAATTGCGGCTGGACAAGTTGCAGCTTCTGCGGGTGTTTAATTGAAATATATAACAGAGTATAGGAGATAATACATGGCAGTCTCATCGTTATCAAGAATGACAGTACCACTGGCGAGTGATCAAAGCTCGTCAACACAAGGCCTATTGATGCCAAAACTTAAATATCGCTTCCGGGTGATGTTTGAAAATTTTGGAGTATCAACACCAAGAACTGAACTGACAAAACAAGTAATTGACTTTACTCGTCCATCAGTTACGTTTGACGAAATTCCCATTGAGATTTACAACAGCAGAATTTATCTTGCTGGTAAGCATACATGGGAAATGTTAACAGTCAACTTACGCGACGACGCCTCAAACGAAATTGCACGTTTAGTTGGTGAACAATTGCAGAAACAGTTGGACTTTGCTGAACAAGCAAGTGCTGCCTCTGGTATCGACTACAAGTTCCTAACACGTTGCGAGATGCTTGACGGTGGTAACGGTGCGTCAGACCCTGTAGTCCTTGAAACTTGGGAAATTTACGGATGTTATCTTAACTCTGTAAACTACAATGACCTCAACTATGGTAGCAGTGAAGCTGCTACCGTGACGTTGCAAATTCGTTTCGATAATGCGTTGCAAACGCCAACTGGGACCGGGCTTGGATCGGCAGTGGCTAGAACTGTTGGATCTATAGTAACAGGCGCTGGCACAGCTGGCTAAAGCTATATGGCCTTTGGTCAGGATTTTTTAAAATCTTTCTTTGGAAATGATTACTTGCGTGATTACACTCACGCAAGTAAAGTTTTCCGCACCAATGGCTATAGCAATAGTCCTCGCTTTAAGTTTTTATTTCATGTTTATTTTAATCTCAATACAACTCAAATCCCACAATTGAGAAACGTATTGGGAGCAGATCAATCAACTATTGGTCTGTTGGTAAAAAGTATAGATCTTCCCAAGTACAAAATTGAGGTTGAAACACTCAATCAGTACAATAGAAAACGTTTAATACAAAAGAAAATTGATTACCAACCAGTGAACTTAAAGTTTCACGATGATGGCGGAGATTTAATTCGCAATCTTTGGTACAACTATTACAGCTACTACTATAAAGATCCCAATCAACCGTACCGTGGACAAACAGCACAAAACGGTAGTTTAGGTCCGTCTGCCACATTGTCTAATGGGTTTGATTACAACAGTCGAGACATCTATACTAATGATAGACAAGTAAACGACTGGGGCTACATTGGTGAAGCCTATACAGATTCAACCAACAGCCAAGGCGGCAAGCCAGCGTTCTTTACAGATATTTCAATTTATGGATTTAACCAACACAAGTTTGTTGAGTATGTATTGATTAATCCGTTGATTAGCGACTGGAGTCATGACACATATGATTACAGTCAAGATGCTGGAGTCATGGAAAATTCTGTAACTATCAGTTACGAAACAGTAAAGTATTATTCAGGCGCAGTTGGTACAGTAAGACCTGACAACAACGTTCAAGGATTTGCAGATCCAGCAAGCTACGACACACAACAAAGCCCTCTTAGCAGACCTGGCGGTACTCGCAGTGTGTTGGGACAAGGTGGATTGTTAGATACTGGTATTGGTATATTGTCTGATTTACAAAGCGGTAGTCTTGCTGGTGTAATTGGTGCTGTGCAAAAGTCTGGTGTTGCTTACAACACATTCAAAGGAGCAAACGTGGGTGCAGTTGTGCGAGAAGAAGCAGTTGGACAAATAAAAAATGTGTTGGGTGCCACACAACAAGGACTTCCGACTGGCGCTGATGTTAGTGGTATTAGAAACGTGTTGCAACGTCCTATATCCCCCACACCGCCTAGGAGGTAATTTAAATGACAACAGTAAACACAATCAACCCTAAAATTGATCTTTCAGTTAGAGTATTTGATAATTTTTACAATTACTCTGAAGCCGTGCCTGCCAATGAGTACGACATAGTCAACAGCTACTTTGAAAGTGTAATGGGCACCAAAACAGCCGCAATGAGTTTTACCACAGCAGTGTTTCGCGTGGCCAATGTCAGTGGCGTTAGTGCGTTGACCGTGCTCAAACAAGTACAATCTTCAACCCAAGATGCCCTAACTTTAAATCTAGTAATGGCATACTTCCTCAACGGTATACGAAGCCCCAGCACATTACTAGGTGTTAACGGGGTGTCAACTCCAAACGTGTTTGTAGCTCGCAATATCAAGGCATGAGCAAGTTTGCACAAGGCATTTATGTGCCCATGAATCCAACAAAGTACGTGGGAAAAGGTAATCCAAGATATAGATCTGGGTGGGAGTGGACATTTTTTCAGTTCTGCGACAACAACGAAGCTGTGTTAGAATGGGCCAGCGAAGCAATTGCCATCAAGTACATACACCCACTTACTGGTAAAATGACAAATTACATTCCGGATGTGTTCTTGCGATACCGCACCAAAAACAACAAGATTTGTACAGAAATTATAGAAATCAAGCCCAGAAAACAAAGTCTTATTGAAGGCAAAATGAGCGAACGAGATCGAATGGTAGTGGCTATAAATCAAGCCAAGTGGCGTGCAGCCAACGCCTGGTGCAAAAAAGCTGGTATTGTGTTTCGTGTGCTAAATGAAGACGCAATGTTCCGCAACGGCGCAAAGAAGCGATAAATATGGCATGTCACTTGCCACCAACAAAAACTTAGAAGAGCTGTTTGATTTGCCAGTTTCCACTGGCGACACAGATCTTACTGCACACCCCACACCTAATCAATTACCCATTTCAACAGAAACGCTACAAGCAATCGACAAGATCGAAAGCGCATTGCCAGCAGTACGTGGGTTAGAAGCATCCGATCAGGAAATGGATGATCTTGCAACCAAGGCCACAGAAAGTTTTGATGACTTGATGAATCTTGGCATGCAAGTTGATAGTCGATACGCCAGTGAGATTTTCTCAGTAGCCGGTGCTATGTTGGGGCATGCCATCACAGCCAAGACTGCCAAGATGAATAAAAAGTTAAAGATGATTGATCTTCAACTTAAAAAAGCCCGCCTGGATCAAGTTAATAGCACAGCAGATCCCACACCCACTGGCGAAGGTCGTATACTGAATCGCAATGATCTATTGCGCACGTTAATGACCCAGCCCAGTGAAACAAACCAAAACGATAAATAGAGCATAGGACAAAGATATGAAAACACTCAAGCATTATCTTGCAGAAAACCAAAAGACATTTGATTACCGTATCAAAGTTGTTGGTGATTTGCCACCAAATTTCATCAAGGAACTAAAAATCCGATTAAAGAAATTTGACCCCTCGGACATTGGTGCAGAAAAAACAACACCGGTAATGAGTCAACCAATGGACTTTCCGAGCTTCCCAAATCAATCAGTAACCATGATGGATGCATCTTTTAGATATCCAGCAACACCTCCGCAAATTAAACAGATTGCTGAGTTGTTGGGGTTGAATCAAGATCGTATCTGTATTGTTCAGCGTAACTATGATGATGGATTAGATCAAGAAATGTTGGGTATCCAACAACAAAAAGACTTGTTAACTGATACTGCATTGCCTGAACCCAATGCTGAACAAAAAGACCTGAGCAAAGATTATTCTTTGGTGGGCAAAGAAAAACAAGTAGTTAGAAATTCAGCTGAAGACGCCACATGGACTGTGGCCGGTGGCAAAACACCTCCAGCCAAAACAACTAACGACTTACCCATGGGAGTTAAAAGCCCAATGAGTAACATGAAACGACCACCAAAGCCAGAAACTGGTTTCAGAACTTAAGGACACAACAATGACATTCTTTTACGATTTAAACAAAAAACTTGATGGCATCTTAAAGAAGCCAACTCAGTTAACCGAAGGTAAAAAACCTGACTTTCTTGATCTTGACAAAGACGGCGATAAAAAAGAGCCTATGAAAAAGGCTGTTGCTGATAAGACAGCCGGACCTAAGAAAGGCGTGAATCCATTTGTTAAAGTTAAAGAAGGTGCTAAGCCTGATTTCTTAGACATGGATAAAGATGGCAACAAAAAAGAGTCCATGCGGAAAGCTGCCAGAGACAAAGAAACAATTAACAAAAAACTTGATGAGATTGACATGAATCTTATTAAAGCACTGCAAGGTGGAACTAATTGGAAGAAGACCAGTGATGCCGAAAGTGATCGAAATATTCATAAAAAGTACGGCTATCGAGGTGACCGTGACGACACCGGTAATGATGATGACTACGACGAGTATGGCAATTTAAAACCCAGCGCCAAAAAACGTGTGGCGGCAGCGTCGTCTGACGGGACTCGTGGCCGCGGCAGACCCAAGGGAACTGGTCGTAGTATTGGTGCCAAAGGCCCCAGCGGCAAGTCAAAATTAATGACTCGTGAAGAAATTGAAGAGGCAATCTCAGCATTGGAAAGCTGTGGTTATCAAGTTTCCCAGCTAGATGAAAAAGCAGTCAGCGTTGCTCAACGCAAAGCTGCCGGGATTGCACACGCCGCTCAAAAAGGCGAAATTCCTAAAAGCAAGTTGAGTGGCGCATCAAAAGAAATGGCCAAGATGCCCAAAGGCGAGTTACACAAGTTTGCAGCCACAAAAGAAAAAGACTTGCCTAAGAAAAAAGAAGAGCCAGTAGATGAAACCACAGTGTCGGGAAGTGTTGCTGTGGCAGTCTCGGGTGACAAAAACAAAGAAGCGCCGGCAAAAGCCAAAACAAGTTCAGGCAAGAGCGGAATGCAATTTGGCAAAGGCATCTATGAAGGCGGTCTAAACGAAAGCCTTGAGAAGAGAATTTCAGAAATCATGAACGAAGGTATTACTGTAAATGTAAGCCAACCTGATTCTGGTGAACCCAGTGTTACAATTAGTGGTACTGGCGAAGACGCAATTAAATTAGGTGAGCTGTTGAAACTTTCTGGAATGTTTAGTTCAGGTGGGTATAACAATGTTTGTCCCAGCTGTGGCGGCATGCACGAAGGCATGGGCTCTTGTCAAATGACCGAAACTGATCTTGCAAACTCCGCTGACAATACTGAAACCATGGACACAGACTACATGGTCAACACATTAGCTGGTGGCCTCAACGGTCCCAAGACAACTGGTCAAACCACAATTCCAGTTATTAACCAGGATCCAGCTCGTGGATCCCTTGGACCAGTTGTGGAAAGTAAGAACGATTTAGTAGAGTTGTATAAAAGGATTGCTTAAATGAAAAGTCTGCGCACTTACCTTAGCGAAAGCGAATCTCGGTACTCGGGTCCAGTGACTGGCGATGACTTTGCTATCAACATCAATGGCGAATGCTTGCTTGAAAGTTATGTTGTTGATGTTGACAACAATGCAATTGTGTTGGCTGCAGATAATCGAATGATTTCGTTTTTAGAACAATATCAAATGTTAGGCGAGGAAATTGCTAGATACGGCCCTGTTGGTTCCAGTCCCGGTACAGGATACGCAACACCCTTGGGCGAAGAAGAGCCAGGTGATGCAGTATTGTATCATGGACCTAAAAAAAGTGACATTCCTGCTTACCGCCGTAAACAACAGGGCAGTGACTGGAAGCTAACTCCTGGTGATCTTGAAAAAGAAAAAGAACGCAATATCAGTGGCCCCGAAGGATTGCTAGCTTTGAAAAACAAGTTGGGCATGAGAGAATCAATAGTTGACATGGATCGCATACTGGAGTTAGCAGGTCGCACAACTGAAGATGCCAACAGCAATGATCCATTGCTGGCCAAGAGTATTGATGATGCTGCTGTTCCAGCCATGGAAGGTGCAATGAGTGAGATAGACATAACCCTACGTGAAATTGCCCAAACTGAAGACTTTGACAAGATTTATGATCTACTAACATCAAGTGATCCTACTGGTGTATATTTGCAGAACATGTATGATGAAGTTGCTAGAGAATATAGATTGCATCCTGATGATGATTATGAAGAAATTGTTGAGCAGTTAATGGATCGAATAGTTGATGACTTTGGTGAAGATGAACTTGACGAAGCTGAGTACCAAGGGAATAACGTTTCATTAAACAAGCCAACCCGAGGTGATGTTAAAAAGTTCAAGGTATATGTCAAAGATCCATCAACTGGCAATGTTAAAAAAGTAAACTTTGGCCATGGCGGCACCAGTGCTAAACGTGCTGGACAAAAAACAATGAAAATTAAAAAATCTAATCCTGCACGCCGACGCAGTTTTAGAGCAAGACACAACTGCGAAAACCCAGGACCTAAAACAAAAGCTCGGTATTGGTCGTGCCGTGCATGGTAAAAGGAAAATAATAAAATGGCAAACGTTTACACAAGTCTTGGTAACACAACAGTTTACACAGATAAACTACAAATTACCACAACTGCCAACGCAGTTACATATCAAGCCTATGCAGTAGCACTTGGTTCATCAGCGGCTGCAGGAAACATATTCAGTGTCCCAATTAACATTCCTGCTAACACCGTATTTGAAATATACTCTGGCGCCGGTAACAAAGTCACAGTAACTGGATCTCCATTTACAGCACTAGAACTAGGCACAGCAAGTTCTGCTACCAGAAGCGTGATCAGCGCAGGCAGTTAATGAGAGCACAGGAGTTCATTGCAGAAGCTCACGTTGGCAAGATTAGCAAACGCAATCAAAATGCCACAGTGGGGTTGAACAAGTTTCGCGATTCGCAAACTGCGGATCGCGTGTATGAACTCAATCGTATCATGATGGCAGTGGCCTCTACTGATGGCACTTTTGTTCCTGACCTAGATGGTGAATCTTGGAGCGGCCGCAACAATGTGGCAGCACCTTACACTCCTGAAGAACAAGCCATGTTGAAAAAAGCCTATCAAGCAGTGGGCAGCCATCACGAAGACTTAAATCACGGTGACCTAAAGTCAAAAGAACACCCTGCGGTGTACACAACTAGTCCGGTAAAAGCATTCAACGGTTACCCCAGATGAGAGCCCGCGAATTTATTACTGAAGAAACAAAATTGCCGCCAGAGCAAGCAGATCCCATGAATCATGTGTTTGTATTGCCCGGGGTAAATTCT